TTTGATAACAAGTCAAAATTACTGTATATATTGTAACTGGTATTAACAAAAGTGTTAACTTTATTTAAAATACTTAACATTCGTTTAGTGCCAGAACCAAACACAGTTAACGCATGAGATGAAACTTCGGAAACTAAATTATCTAAGTTACTGGAATTTTTTATTTCCAATGGAACATTATTTAACTTATCATCAGAAGTAATACCCGTCAAGAATTCTGGAACTGATTTTAACGCTTGTCTAATCGCTGGTTTTTGTCCGCTGGGTGAACTTAAGCACGCCTGTGCTGATGCTGTTATACTAAGTGCATTATATTCTGAAACTTTAGAAATTAACGTAGGGGAAACTTCAAAACCTGAATTTTGCAGTATACCTAAGGAAGAATAAACTGTAAATGCCGTAGTCATAGTCAACCTGCAATTACATCATTGCTGCACCCTGATCTTGAATGGCCACATGTGTCTGGATTTCCTTGGACATTAATAGGAATACCATTAGCCAACACGGTTGAAACACCACCACTGGTATTGGGACCCTTGTGCTTGCCTATGAATGGTAGATGCCCCGAAACTGGAGAATTATCAACAGATACTGGCAACCCGTTTACTAACACAGAATTAACCCCAGCCGTAACAGCCCCACCTGCATTGTTTATATCACCCAACCTGACTACACCTGGCATGCTTTTATTCCTGATTATCTTGTGATGTAACTTTTATGTAATGTTCTTGCATACGCATATGTGCTTGGCATTTTGCAATCACATGATCATCTTTAATGATCAAATTTTCCTCCTGAGGATCTAAACTAAACATAGCTTGCATAAGTCCTATGCCATTTTCACTAGTGATAACTATACATGGTTTATTCAACTCATATGTTTTAGATTCTATCCCTGCCAGCTTACCTACGATTTCATCCCCAGATATCATTTTGAATCCAACAATGTCTCCAATCTGGTAATTTTGTGTTTTATTAACTAACATTAATTTGCTTCCTTTAATTTCGCTAGATCAGTGATAGGCAATTTGAGCAGACCAGTTAAACCACCATCCACAAAAATTACCCCATCTTTATAAATTTGCGGAACAGACCTATGCCCTGAATCTAGCAGAAACTGTCTTGCCTCTAGATCTATGTCTACCCTTATTTCTTGATAAGGCACACCCTGTTCTTGTAATATTTTTTTTGCTTGCTGACACTGTGGACAATTTTCTTTACTATATATTGTTAACATTTTTATCTTGAACTTCCACTATAATTGATACATTTGCATTGTTAACTTCGTTGACTAGAATAGGGTTAAGTGAGTCTGCAACTGATTGAGTTGCCATGACGTTATTAACCGATATTACTGCCTCATCACGTAATAATTGACTGAATTTAATCAGCAAATTTTCTTGATGCAAAGTTTCAGCCATTGATTACACATTTGCTGTAGTAATTGTTGCTTCAACAAGCACAAAGTTTGGGAACTCTTGTGCCAATAAAAGATTAGTTGCAGCAATTTCAATATTAGAACGTATTGCTTCTGTTAAAATAGTGCTGTTTGTCACACTATCTTCATCACGTATCAATTGACTAAATCTTACTATAATGGTTTCTTCATCTATTTTTGCCATGTTTTCTCCTTTAAATGGTAGGCAGTTGTTCAAAGTCTACTGAATCGCTCATAACACCAATAACATAATTAGTGCTTTCTGATTCTTGCAATGCAGTTTGCTTCTTATTAATATTTATGTGTTTGTTAAACCAAGGGATAGGATTACTTTTTGGTGCGTCTTCCAAATATTTGACACCTATTTCCTTAAGTCTATATGCAGCAGTCCAGTCGACAAAATCACGTAATATATGTGAATTTAGCCCTATAACTACGCCCTTACTAAACAAGTATTGTGCCCAGGACTTTTCTTCACGTATGACATCCATATACATGGCATACACTTCTGCTTCACATTCTTGTTTTGCACGGGCAAATCTAGGGTCATCTTTGACAACAGTGTTAATTATATACGCAGTCCACTCTGTATGCAATAGTTCATCCTGAAGAATAAGACTAATAATATTACCATTACCAATATAAATCTTATTTTCTACCATGGCCAAACTAGTAGCAAAACTAACCATAAAACGCAAGGCTTCTAGAGCATAACTAGCATTTAATGCTAACCATACTGCACGAACATGTTGTTCTTCAGTAACTGACGTGGGATCCAACTCTTTCGCACAATTGAGTGCGTGTAGACTATCATAATACTTGCCAATATTAGATGCCATGTCAACAATTTCTTTAGTAGAATGAATTTTATTGAATTCATCCTTAGGAACATTGTAAATGTTACGTATGATATGACTATAACTTTTAGAGTGAATATTTGTTTCGAAAAACCCCCAGTTGTTTACCAGTGCTTCGAGTTCGGGTATTGATATAACAGGTCCGAAAACTTGACTCGGGGCCCTACCTTGTATGCTGTCAAGAGCAGTCTGACGCAGTAGATTGCTGGTAAAAATATGTTTGATGGCTTCACTGGCTTCCTTATGATCTATTTTATCTTTGGTTAAAGTAACTTCTTCGGGTACCCAGAAAAACCCACGTGCAGTTTCTTCATACTTGGCTATCTTAGGATACCTAAACTCTTCAAACCGTTGCACGGTAACTGCACCATCTAAGAACATCTTGCGTGAAAGATAGTCCGTTTTTTCTGTTAAATTGTATTGTGATTTACTCATGTATTTTTCCCTGTGTGTTAGTTAAAGTTTGCAAGCCTCACATGAGTCGTCTAGATCATGAAGTGTGATAGTTGTTGGTAGAGAGGGAGCAATTTCAATCTCCATCTTAGAACCAGATTTATCAATAAGTGAATAATACAAGGTCTTAAGCCCATACTTGTGTGCTAACATTAGATTTTTAGCAATTAAAGTTGACGGGACTTTCTTATCAGCAAAATGTTTGGGCGAATAAAAGGTATTTGTGCTTATACTCTGATCAATGTATGCCGCTAATACTGCTGCTGTTTTCAAATAACCTATGCAGTCAGTTTGTTCCCACATCAACTGATATTTGTTTTTAAGTCGACGATATTCAGGCACAACTTGTGTAAAACTACCCGCCTTGCTTTCTTTGGTGCTAACAAGACTCATGGGCATCTCAATACCATTGGTAGAATTGATGCATACTGAACTCGACTCCACTGGTGCAATAGCCATAAGAGTAGCATTTCGTACACCATGTGTTTTCATTTCATTACGCAATGTTTCCCAATCCAATTCGGTTGTAAAATCTGTTAGTTCATTGACTCCAGGAGCACGCATCTCCCAGGGAAATATACCTTGGCCATAACGTGTATCATCACTGTGCAAACATTTGCCTCGCTCCTTGGCCAACTCCACTGTGGCTTCAGTTAGATAAAATGCTTGATGTTCCATCCAACTTTTCACTTCTTGCAATGCATCTTTATCCCCATACTTGAGACTGCGTTTAGCATGCCAATAGGCGAGATTGGTGACACCAATACCTAATGGGCGAATTTCCTCATTGCTTAATTTACTCTGTATACTTAAGAAATCCTGATAGTCTAGAATGTTGTTTAGACTTCTAGTTAGAATCCTACAAGCACGGCGCATGTCTTCTGGATTACGGAATGCACCCCAATTTATACTTCCCAAAGTGCATAGACTAATTCTACCTTGTGCATCATCTAAACGCTTAAAGGAACGTGTGGGCAAAAGAATTTCCTGACAGAGATTACTCTGATAGATAGGATGTATTTCTGTATTGAATGGTCCTTGTCGCTGCACGTTATCTATATAGGTTAGATAAATTCTTCCAGTATCTGTACGCTCTTTGAGAATACCACTCTTAAAGACTTCTTCAGCGGATATCACCTTGGTTTTAAGATCTTTACGTTGCTCGTATTCAACATAAAGTTTCTCAAACTTTTCAATGTCACGATAGAATGCTTCATATAGGTCGGGGACTTCATTGGGATCAAAGAATGTAATATTTTCCCTGTTCTTAAACCTACGCCAAAAGAAAGCACTTAACACTATGTTATAATCTAGATGTCGTACTCTATTTTCGTCTGTGCCCTGATTGTTTTTCAAAACAATTAGGTCATCAAATTGATAGTGCCAAATCGGATATGTGATCGTGGCACTAGCATTACGAATACCGCCTTGACTACAACTACGTAGATCCCCGAACCACTTTTTAAGGAACGGTACTAAACCCGTGTGCAGGATTTCTCCCTTACGTATGGGGCTACCAATAGGGCGCAGTCGTCCGATTTCTAGTCCAATGCCAGCACGTTTACTGGCATATTTGGCCATCATTTCGCCACTAGCAAATATACTATCAAGATCATCATCACTCCTAATAAGAACACAACTGCTAAACTGCTTGGTAGGAGTGCCGAGACCAGCAAGTACAGGAGTAGCAAGGGTAAATAAACCATCAGAGGCGGCATTGTAA